TCTCTATTACATATGCCCGCACGGGTTCCGGTGTGGGGGTCTGCTGGTTCGGGATGAGGGAGCCGACATCGACACCGACGGACTGGGTGCCTCCGATAGCTCCACCGCCTCCCGTTGCTGCGCCTGCGCTTCCTCCCCCGGTGAATTGTTGGGACTTGATGGCGGCCACCTTTGCCAGACCTGCGGCCACGGCGATACCTGCGGCCACTTGTGCGCGGATAGGTGCGTCCGGGGTTGGGACGGCAAGCTGTGAGGCGTATGCCTTCTGTGCGGCTTGGTACGTGCTGACTAACGTCTCGGCGATGCTGATAGCCTTGTTCCTTTTGAACGCCTTCTTCTGTCCTTCCTCGGTGTCCTTCTCAAACGCCTTCGAGAGGTTGCTCAAGATAGAGAACGTGCCTGCGGTAGCTGATTCGCGCAAGGTGGCGATAGCTTGTTGATGGTCCGCCTCTAATTGCTCCCGCTTCGCGTTTTCGGCTTCGCTTATTCTGGTCGCTTCCTCGTCGGCTACCCGTTGCGCTTCGAGTGCTTTTTCGGTGGCCTCCCTTTGTGCTTCTTCCTTTTGCTTGCGGGCTTCCTCGGCTTTCTCTGCGTCTTCGGTGCGGAATCGCTCCCGCATACGTGCCAGCTCTTCCTCCCTTTGCGCTTCTATCTGCGCGATCAGTTCGGCATTCTCTCCGGCCTTGTCGAGCTGGGCGTTGTAGAAGTCCTCGACGGCGAGTATCTCCTTGGTCCGTGCGTCAAGGGTTTCCCTGTCGCGTTGTGCTAGGGCGTCGACGACTTCCTGCTCGGCCTTGGCTATGGCTGCCGCGGCTTCTTCTTCTGCCTTCCTTTTCTCCGCGGCTGCATCTGCAATGCGCTTGGCTTCGGCTTCGGCTTCTGCCGCGGCCTGGTTGCGGATGGTGTTGAGCTTGTTGTTTAGAGTCGTCTGCATCTCAAATGACTCCGTCTGGATATTGAGATACGCGGCCTCTAGTTCTGCAAGCCGATCCAAATCCTCTTCCGAGGAATCACTCATATCGGCTTTTTCTTGCGCGATACGAAGCTCTTCTTTTGCTATACGCACGCGCTCGGCCATTAATCCCTTTTCGATGTCGATAGCTCGCTGGGCTGCCGCTTCTCTTTCTTCGAGGGTCTTGGTCGTATCCTCGGCGACCATATTCAACTCCTTAATCTCTGCGCGGTCCTTGGCCCGCTGTACGGTCAGGGCGCGTTGTGCATCGGTCAGGGCTTGCGTGGCTTTTTCTAATGCTACGGCCTGACGTTGGGCCTCGGCTATACTTCCAGGAAGGGCGTCGATTTCTTGCCGGAACGCTGCGGCGGCGGCAGTGTGGCCCTTAGTAAAAAGCCGGACGAGATAGCCCCCGACGGCTTGCATCCGGCTGAAGATCAAATCCAATGACGCACCGATAGCGGCGAAGACAACATTGAGAGCGCGGGTAGCTTTACGGGTCTTCGTAAAGGCTGCGACCAATGAACCCACTACAACGACGAAGGCACCGATGCCCGTGGCAATCAATGCGGCGCGGGTCATCTTCAAGCCCTTGATGAACGTCTTCGTCCCTGCGGCGGCCTTCCTGAATCCGGTCACCGCTCCTCCGGTGGCTTTATCTAAAGCCCCGCCAATGCTTGCGCCCTCTTCGCGGGCTTCATTGAGTTCGTCGGTAAAATCAGCGAGTTGCTTGGCCGCTGCTCCGAGTCCCTTTACGCTGATGTTTATGTCGTAGTCCTGCGCCATTGCGTACACCGAGCAGGACTTTACGCCACCACGAGGAGGAACCCCACTCATAGTAACCATATAACAGAAGGCAATCGGGGTTGCCGCGGAGCTCGTACTGAGCCGCTACATCTAGCACGCGGGGGATGGCCTTCCCTATCCCGTCGAGGTAGTCTTTCATTCCTGAATCAGTACCCGGTCGTTGATGCCGGCCAACCTCGCGCCCGCCTCCGTCACCATAGCATCCTCGAACTCGCTCTGGTTGGTGGCATATATCCGGACCATATCGACGGAGAGGCTCCAATTTATAATCTTGTTCCCGGATCCAGTCACGGAGATAACTATCTCACCATTGGATAGCGTGGCCGAAAGCCTCCTCAAGCCCGGCGAGCCTGTATCGAGAGATTCGCCCGTCGTCTCCGATATCTGTATGGAGTTGGCGTAGCCATTGGCCAAGAAGCGCCACGTCTCGAAGCTCGTCGTAAAGGCAACGCCTGCCGTTCCCCCCACCGTCGTCGAGGTCACACGAATAACGCCCGCGGCAATCGTCGAGGTGTCAATCTTCAGGGCCGCCCCTCCGGGGGCCGTAGCCTGTACCGCAGTGGCGCCGGTTGTCTCTGCCGATAGTATGAACTGGTCGTAACGGGTTACGGTGCCGCTGTCGGGGTCTGTCGTCGTGTATCCCGTCCCGGTAGGGGTGACGGGTTGCGGGCCGTCGCCGTTGTAGTTCGGTGTCGGGTCGTTGCTGTCTGTCGGAGGGTATGGAGGCACCGGGTCGCCCTCATCGGTGCCGGGGTTGCTCCATCGGCAGGTGTTCGTTTCGGCGTCGTAGAAATACCCGAACGCCTCACAGCATTGTTGGCCAGGGTTCGTCGTAGTGGTCCCGTCGGGGTTTGTAAACGTCACCGTCCCGTTCGCATTGGATTGGGTAGGGATAGCATCGCACGCCCCAAATGAAGAGCGGCCAAGGTCACGCAGGAACTTGCACAGGGTACTTTCTCCGGTGCCGATTTGGTAGCCGCTGATCTCCGTGAGCTTATACGTCGCTCCGAGGATATGGAAGCGGTCGTTGAACCGTACCCGGCGAATGTCGTCCGGGGTCAGGTATAGGTGCGCCTCAAATACCCGCGCATCGGCGTCGTAGATGTCTGCGAGGTAGGAGGCCCAGTAGGAGCGATGGAGTCCAATAGCGGGCACCTCTGCCCCGGCCATAAGATCGTTATCGATGGAGAAGGGCAGCGAGGTAGAATTCCAGTACAGGCTCTGCGTATCGCCATCGAGGGGAGACTCGGAAAGGGGAGAACAAAAAAGGTAGGACGTGAACCCCGTATTATCGATGTAGAAGGTGTCCTGCGTCTGCTGGGTACCGATAGCGAAGAATAGCTTCGGCGGTTGTCCCTGGGGTTTTACCCCGGCCCCATCGCGGACGTAAGAGCGATGGATGAGAAAGAAAGGGTTGAAGTATAGCGGGTCGCCCTGAATGGTCGGCACTGGGTACACGAAGAAGGGCGCAAAGACGGGCGCGTTCTTCAGCTCTCCCGTTGCGAAGTCGTCGTCGATGTCTTGGTCGTAGGTGCCGAACGTTTGGCCCTGAACGTCCTTGATGTATGCGTTACCTACGTCCCCGCTTTCCTTGTCTCCGAATACTATCCGCGAAGCCTTGAGGGAAGACGTAGGCGATAGGGTGCGCTCCTTGTCGAGGTCGAGCTTATCGGTCCAGTAGGAATCGCCTCCCGCGGCAATCCAATCCTCGTACGGTTCGATGTACAGTCGGCGGGGGTTGTCGGGGTCGGCTTCGATGACGAGGTTGAACCGCTGGCAGAGGTCGCGCATGAAGTCGCGCTGTTTGATCCTCGGCATGGCCTTGGGTATATCTACCTGCCCCCCTGGGGCGTGCGTGCATTGAAAGAAGATGGCCGTCGGGTCCAGCCCAAGGGTATTCCCCAGCACGATTATGTAGTCTCCGGCGGCGTTGTTTTGGAATCGAACTTGCGTCTGTACAACATCGCCCGCCGAAAGGATAGCTTCGACATTGAAGGCCACGGTACGCTGGTCGCCCAAAACTACTGGGCTCGACCCTTGGACCATAGTCACCGACGCACTGCCCAGCGAGGTCCCGCCCTTACTTATGCGGCCGATTACATCAAACTGCCCCGTACCTGCAAAGACGGCTTGGATAGACATCTGTACGGAGAACCTATGGACCCCACCTTGTGCCGCCTGATATACGCTCGTGGTAGTATTGAAGTTGCCGTCGTTATCGAATCCAATAACCGAGTCGTCATCGAAGGATACGTTGACCCATGTACTGGCCTGCGTTATCAGTAGCGTTTGGTTCGCCGTCTTATTCGCAAGGCACTGTCCAGCGGCCGAGGCGGGGACGCGCTCCGACTCCGATCCAAGCGTCATATAGATGGACCCGAAGAGCGACGTAGAAAAGAAATTCGACTCCCAGTAAAAGCCGTTCGTGCGGATGATGAGGTCGACCAAGACCCGAAGCTTCATAGCGGGCTTGAGCATATCGGGATAGAGGCCATTCACGGAGCTGTCCGGGTTCATCAGCCCCGTCCCCAGTTGCGCGAATAGTGGCTGCTGGTTTTGGCTCAATCCGTGGTCGGCATACGGAATGATAATGGTCCCGTCGGCTACCTGTCCCCCGTTTGCGATAGAGGAATTCAAGTCCTGCGAAAGGATGACGTTGGCCGCGGTATTGGGGTAGTTGTAGTCCGTCGTATATGTCGTCCCGTCAAGAAAGGCCGCCTCCAGGAGCTTGCTCCCCATCTCAGAGAATAGGTCGGCCACGTCGCCCAGTACGTTGACCTCATACACCTGGGCCAGAAGGCGCACCGCCCGGAGTTGCATACTGCCCCGGATGACCTGCACCCCGTCCTCGTAGATCAAGACCTCCGTCTTTTGCGTCGGGTCGAAGTCTCCATCGGATAGCGTCACCTCGTAGAAGTGAGCGAAGAAGAGGTTGTTCCTATCGGTAAACGGAAGGCGGAACGTCTGCGAGTACGGCGCGTGGCGTTGCATGGTCTCCCCCGGCTTCGCGACGGCGAGGTTCAGGGAGATAGACGGAGACCCCTCCAGGTCGAGGGTCGTCTGGTCCTGCGTGTCTTGATTGAGGGCAACGAGGCGAATCACTTCAGGCGGGGTCGGTTGCTATAACGCAAGGTGAAGGAATACGAGATGAGCTTCTCGTTGGCCGAGGTTTTGAAAAGGTACTCCGAGTCGGTCACTACGACGGGAATCAGGACGTTGAGCCGCTCAAGTATAAACACCGACCGAGATACGGCGATATCGCGCAGGTGCTCGTTGTATCCTTCGTCGATGTAGTCGGTCGAGATACGCATCTCCTTTTCTGCCTTTACGGTCGTCGTCGTTACGCCTCTCTCGTATCCTTGGTAGTCCCAATCTACCGTGGCGCTTAGGTTGTCCCAATTCCCGCGGGGGCGGTTGTAGGAACTGCGCTCGATGCTCGTGAGCCTCTCTTCGCTACGCTGGTCGAAGTTGAAGCAATCCCACCCCCCGTGACGGTTCAAGAATAGAAGCTGCCGCCGGGGGTATTTGGAGCACCCGTCATCGATGGTGAACCTATGAACCGCAGAGTCTTGGAACGTCTGACTGACGCCAGAGGTAGCCGAAAGATATAGCTCGTAGTATGCGAGGTCGGCGGAGTCGATGAGGTTGGCAAGGTTGGTATTGCTTGCGGCCGCGGCGTGTTGGCTTAGGTTTCTGGTCCCACATCCGAGATATTGCACCCTCTGCGCATCGGTACTGACGGACGCAGGGTCTACCCCGCCCACGGCGCTGATATCGAGCGAGGCGGTATCTATGGTCGTCCCATCGGCCTCGAATCCTCTGATAATGACAAAGAGCGCCGTAGATCCATCGGCACCCCATGCGAGCACGTAGGGCTGGTCGCTGCCGATTCGATGCTCATACACCTGCCGGAAGTTGGACCCGAAGGCAGAATCGACGCCAAGGTTCGGGGCGGAGGAAAGGAAGTTGTCGGCGAAGGAATCCGGCTGAAATTCCCCCGTGCCTTGCGTGTATTTCAGTCCGTCGGAAATGTACTCATCGCGGAACGTGAGCACGGTTCGGCTGGCTACGTTCAAGGTCTCGGTGGGTTCTGCCGTGGCGCTCGTGGCGCTCTCATATCCCAGCTTTACCGTGACCTCCCGCGCGGCGTATTTCGTGCTTCCCAATCCGATGACATTGGCCCCGGCGAAGTTGGTCGTTCCGATGGTCGTAATGGCTCCGTTGGTATCGTTGGAGTTGGCTATCTCGGTAGACACATAGTCGTCGCAGATGCGGGAGATATCAAACGCCGCACTGTATGGGGGCGAAGCCGTAAGGGGGTGCGTCTTGAGCTTGGCCACCTCCGTACCTCCTATCTCGACCTGAAGGATGAACCGATACTTGTAATACGTGGCGATTACGTTCTCCTGGACTTGGAAGATAATCGGCTCGGCCGTGCTTTGGAAGTCGGTCGTATTGGGGAAGAATTCAAACTGGGCCGCCATCGAGTAGGGTCTTTATCGCGTTTCCTATGTCCTGCGCTACGGCTGCCTCCAATTTCGCGTTGTGCTTCTTGAGGGTCTTGTCGTATGCGTTCGTGAAGAAATAGGAGGGTCGGATACCGGTTTGATATATGCTTCGGGAGATCGCGTACACCATCGACTTACGTTTGGCAAATTGACCCCCTGCCGCGCGTGGGGCGATGCCCTTCTTTACGACCCATTTATCGATAGCGGGGCGGAGCCTTCCCGATGGACCGGATCCCGACCCAAACCGGAACGGGGACCGGGGAGCCTTGGCGCTGCTCATTGCACCCTTTACCCCCTCATCTACGAACTGCCAGTATTCGGCACCGGGAAAGGAGAAGGTCAGATCTAGACTCTTTTCATTCTTTGATACGCTCTGCTCGTAGCGGATGGAGTTGTACAGGTTGCCCGTCACCACCTTCCCCCGTGCCTTGAGGGATATGCGGGCGCGGCGGCGTACCTCCTTGCCAATCTTCCCTAGCTCCTGCATGGAGTGGGTCATGCGTACCCGCTTGCCGTCTATGGTGATGTAGTCCTTCATGCGAAGGCGGCCGCGCAGAGGTCGAGCGTATTCGAGGTCTGAAGGCGT